GTCGTTCCCATCATTATTGGCGGTTTTGGCGATTCCCTAAAGTTCATCGGCAAGATTGCTGGTGGAATTCTTGACGTTATTGGGGCAGTCGTCGGCGGTATCCAATCAGCTGTCTCGACTGCTATCAACGCCATTAACACATTAATCAAGGCTTACAACGCCATTCCTTTGCTTCCCAACATTCCAACTATTACTGCGCCTTCATTCTCAACGCCAAAAACTTCAACCAGTTCTGGAACTGGCACAACAATTAAAGCGCCAACTATTACAACGCCAACAACGATTACAACTCCATCGACTTCTGGAAGTTCATCAACACCCAAAGTCTCTGCTACGACGACCCCAACTATTACGACAACTATCATTCCGAGCGGCAATGCCATACCGTCTAATTTCAACGTCGCGGCGGTTCGACAAGGTGAAGAAAAAGGTAACGTCATTATCAACGTCAATTCTCCGTCGATTATTGACCGCGAAGGATTCACTCGAGCAGTCGTCGATGCTCTTAATGATTCTTATGATCGAGGAACTGGTGGCGGTGCTGGCCTTAGAGGTGCGGTCGCCTTATGACGGCTTGGACGCCCGAATATCGAATCTTAATTAATGGCACTGATGCCACTGGCTTGACCCTTGTCGGTTTTACCATCACTAGCGGTCGGACTAACGTCAATTCCCAACCTCAAGCCGGTTATGCAAATTTACAGATTATCAACAAAGATAACGCGACTTACGATTGGACAGTTAATACCTCAATTACAGTCGAAGTTCAAGATTCATCCGCGGCTTGGGTTCCAATCTTTGGCGGTAAAATTAGCGACGTAACGACGGCAGTCAGAGTTGCCGGTGCGGTCGATTATGTGACTCAAATACAAGTCGTCGCCCTTGGCGCTTTATCCCGTTTATCAAAAGCGGTCTGGACAAGTTCTCTGGTTCAAGATGATGACGGCGATCAGATTTACGCAATTCTCAGCGATTTACTTCTCAACAACTGGAACGAAGTCCCACCAGCCGAAACTTGGGCAACTTATACCCCAGCAACTCAGACGTGGGTGGATGCGGAAGATATTGGATTGGGTGAGATAGACAGACCAGGACAATATGAAATGGAACAACGAGCTGCTGATCCAATTGATTTCTATTCAATCGTCACTCAAATTGCTTCATCAGCGCTTGGTTATATTTATGAGGACGCGAATGGCAATGTCGGTTATGCCGACGCAGCTCATCGACAGAATTACCTCGTTGCGAACGGATATACCGAATTAGACGGAAATCAAGCTTTGGCTGCTGGAATCCGACAAGTTATTCGCTCTGGCGCAATCGTCAATAAATATCAGATTAACTATGGCAACAATTACGGCAATAGTAAGACGGCTACGAATCAAGACTCGATTGACCTTTATGGGCAATACTCAATCAGCGCGAATTCTTCACTTCACGACGCAACCGACGCCCAAGCAGTCGTAGATCGATACGTCGCTCTTCGAGCTTATCCGAGACCACAATTTGAGTCGATTACCTTTCCAGTCCAAAATCCTGAAATTGATAATACGGACCGCGATGCTATGCTCAATATCTTTATGGGCCAGCCGGTCAAAATCGTCAATCTGCCACCAAATATCTATGGGGGCGAATTTACTGGCTACATTGAAGGTTGGACTTGGACTAGCACCCTCAATGGATTGAATCTGACCTTTACGGCTTCACCGACCGAGTTCAGCGCGGTTGCTCAGAATTGGGATCAAGTCAATGTGGCAGAAGCCTGGAATACGATAAACAATGCCCTACAATGGGAAGACGCGATTGGAGTGATTAGTTAATGCCAACAACAAGCAACTTTGGCTGGACGACGCCAGCTGACACCGACCTAGTTAAGGACGGCGCTTTAGCCATTCGGACTTTAGGCAACGGCATCGATACATCGATGGCCGAGTTAAAAGGTGGAACAACCGGACAGGTATTGAGCAAAACATCAAATACCGATATGGATTTCACTTGGGTCACAACTGATGATGCCAACGCCATTCAGAACGCTATTGTCGATGCCAAAGGCGATCTCATTGCAGCTACGGCAAATGACACCCCAGCTCGCCTTGCAGTCGGCAACAACGGCGAAACAATCGTCGCGGATTCTGCCGCTAGCACGGGATTGCGTTACCAGACTGGCGTAAATGCTAATGGGATTATCAATGGTGCATTTGATATATGGCAAAGAGGAACATCCTTTGCCATTCCTTCTAGCAGTTACACTTATACAGCAGACCGCTGGATTGGTTTAAGGTTTTCAACTGGCTCAACCATTAATAGACAAAGTGCAAGCCTAGATGGCTTTGAATACTCAATCAGAGTGCAACGCGATAGTGGTAATACTGGGACAGGTATTATCTATCTAGGTTACAATGTAGAAACCGCAGATTCATATAAATACGCTGGCAAAACTGTCACCTTGTCGTTCTATGCAAAAGCGGGGGCTAACTTTTCATCCGCTTCATCTGCGCTTGCGGTTATTTGGGCAAGTGGTACAGGCACAAATCAAAAGCAAATGGATGGCTTTACTGGTTCATCACTTCTGGCAAATAGCAGCGTTACTTTGACTACATCTTGGCAGCGTTTCAGTTTCACGGCAGCCGTACCAAGTAACTCAACTCAACAAGGTTTTCAGTTCAACTACACACCTGTCGGAACTGCTGGTGCTAATGATTGGTTTGAAATTACTGGAGTGCAGTTAGAGTTTGGTTCGGTTGCTACTACCTTCAAAAGAGCGGGTGGCGGCACAATCCAAGGCGAGTTAGCCGCTTGCCAGAGGTATTTTGAGCAAATCAATGGAACTAGTGGCAGAAATCTAATCTCTGGCGGTTACGTTCAAACGACTTCTGTCGCTCGTTTTACTATTCCTTGTGTTCAAAAAAGAACAACTCCAACAGTTACTACAACTGGAACGATAAATGTAATGTATTCGACTGGTTCTGAAGTTGGAATATCCAGTTATACAGAATTAGATTCCAATAGTTCAGGAAACTTTATGACTTTCCGAGTCAATACTTCTTCGGCTTCTTTGACTGCTGGAAACGCTTGCGCTTTATACAACAATACAGCCTCGACTTTTGCGATTAGTGCGGAGTTATAAAAATGACTATTCAATACACAGAACTAGAAGATGGAACGATTGAACGCATCAATGAAGATGAGTCTAAATCCTATATTCCCGCCGACCCCGCAAATTCGGATTATCAGCGTTATCTGAATCCCGACCTAGAAAACGGCACAATCTCGTAGGATTATGCCGAAACTCTGTAAAGCTGGACAACAATTAAGGGAGATGATCGATGATCTTTATCCTGATCGCGACCGTCGCTCTGATGGTTGGGTGGCTGACGCTCGTCACATTGCCAAAGGTAATTCTGACCATATTCCAGACGCTCGAGGAATAGTCCGCGCAATAGACATTGATTCAGATTTAGCAGCTCATAAAGAAGAAGCTTATGCGCTAGTCGAGAAGATTCGTAAATGCGCCAAGAAAGGCGATAAGCGGATCAAATATATTATTTATGACGGCAAGATTATGAGTTCGATATTAAATTGGAAGCGCAGACCATACAAGGGTGCAAATCCTCACCGGTCGCATTTTCATATCAGTTTTACAACTTTGGGAGATAACGATGGCAAATGGTTCGACCTCGAAGGAGACAATAATGAACGAATTGAAACTGATGGCCGGAAGCTGGGCGAAGACATTCCTCGCGACCGCTCTATCAACATACCTCTCAGTGGGCCTTCAACCCGATTACATTCTCAATGCGGCACTTGTGAGTGTATTGCCTTCCGTGATTAACTGGCTAAACCCTAATTACGAGCGTTACGGGAAAGTCAAATAATGGACGCCAATACTATCGCTGGGTTCGTAGCCTCAGTCCTTGGGTCAATCGCGCTTCTCATAGCTGGCCTTCGCTACATCATAAAACTTGAAAACATTCCGATTGTGTCGCGCCTCGACAAGATGGAATCTCAGTTAGAATTAGCCCTCAGTCGAAGGGTGGCAAAAGGTGGCAACAAAGCGCGCTAAGAAGCCGGTCAAGAAGGTGGCTAAACGTCGCAAAACGACTAAAGAGCCAATTCTCACAAAACTGGATTTTTGGGCTATTGCTGCCAAAGAAGTGTATGACGCTTGCCGCCGAGCCGGTATGGACGAAGGTTCAGCTTTGGCTTTTGCAATGGATCGCAGCTCTTATCCGGATTGGATAGTTGATCCGAAAGACCCCATCAAGAATCCGCTTGATGACTTCGATGAGGACGACGACTAATTTACCTTCGCGAGGTCGAGTTATTTGAGGCGTTAAAGGCCGTTTATCCAGACCTAACGCCAGTATCACCGACCGACAAGCACGACGGCATTACTCACGACGCATATATCGAACTCAAGTGTCGGCGGACCCATTACCCGACATTGCTGATTGAGAAGCGCAAGTGGGATTACTTGGCCGATATAAGGGCTAGAACGGGCGCTA